CTGAACCATCTCCATTAAAAGTTTCTACATTTATTGTAGTAGCACCGCCTCCGCTAGATTCTATCCAGGTAAAACCGCTAGAAGCACTATCATAACTTAAGATATAGTTATCAGTTGGCGAATTAGTAGCATTTAAATGCTCTTCATCTATACTAGCTGCAGCATAATGCTCTGAGTTGATACTGTCATCTGCTATTTTAGTTCCATCTACGCTGTCCGCTGATAAGTGAGCTAAATCTACAGATCCATCCACATAATGCTCTGAATCTATAGAATCATCAGCAATATTACTGCCATCTACCTTATCAGATCCTATAGCTGTAACTCCGCTAGAATTTATTGTGACATCTCCAGACATTGCTACATCTGTAAAATCAGTACCATTTGATATTAAAACAGTTCCAGCTACTGCAGCGCTTAAATTATCATCAAACTGAGCAATTTTTGGAGCAGTAACAGCATCGCTTTGAATTGCCCCTGTATCTACTAAATTAGATAAATCTGCGCTTATAGTTGCTCCTGTTATACTTATTCCAGTTCCAGCGCTTACAGTGTCTTGTTTAGTATTTATTTGAGTTTGAATAGCCGAAGTAACTCCACTAACATAACCCAGCTCAGTGTCAGTAGTAGTGCTTACTGCTACTTTTCCAGAGGAATTGGATATAACCGCTTTAGATGCTGTAAGATTAGCTCCAGTTATAGTGGTTGCTGCGCCTGTTATAGTGTCCTGCTTAGCGTTTATTAAATTGGTTATAGTAGTGCTAAAATTAGCATCATCATTTAGAGCTGCAGCTATTTCATTTAAAGTATCTAAAGCACCAGGAGCTGAATCTATTAAGTTTGTGACCTGGGTATTTACATACGTTTCAGAAGCTATTTGTTTGAACCCTGTATCAAAATATTCTAATTTAGATAAAGTACTATTATACCTTATTAAACCAGCTGATCCTGTAGGTCTGTTAGCGGTAGTGCCTGTAGGCAAAGCTATTCCATCATTTTTAGATGATACGTCTAAAGAGTATGCAGCTCCTGCTCCAATACCTACAACGCCATCTGTATCTATAAATAAACCAAAATCATTACCATTTCCATCTGATAGCTGTTTGGCGCTAGTTCCAGCTTCTGTATTATCAGTCACTTTTACTAGCGATTTATAAGTATCTTTTATTTTTTTACCAGTGAGCGTAGTACCCATAATTTATTTTTTACAAATTTACTAATTTTTACTCATCCCATTCTGAGTTTGATGAATCCCAATTTATATTTTTAAAATCCCAAAGCTCATCAGTGAATTTTTTTATTATAGTTCTTATTTTAGCTATATGCTTAAACCTTTTTACATTATTATTTGAATTACCTAAAGGCATTTTATCGATGTAAATAACAGATAACAATCCCTCCACTTATAGAAACATTGGTAAAATCTCCATATATTATATGACCTTCTTTAAAATCTAAACTTGTTATAGAACTATCTCCAGAGCTTATGTTAGAAGTCAAAGTTAAAACCGAATCTTTTAAGCAGTGAATGGTACAAAAGTTTTCTCCTGCAGCTGTAGACGTAGTAGCATCTTCATCCAATAATCTAAAACCGAAATCACCAAATGATAATCTATGATAGTGATTTGCACTATAAAGCTGCTTAGTTGCCATAGTTTTTTAATTTTTACCTTGTCCTTTATATTTTTTTTTATATCCCTTACTTCCTTTTGTTCTACTAGCATTTTTACTGTGTATGCCAGGTCTTTTTTTCTTTGATTTTTTTCTATAATTATATGTAATATTTTTAGCCACTATTTAGTTTTGTCTTTTAGTTTCTCAAAAGTTCTTAAACCTCCAAGTCCGAGCATACCCATTAGAACAGTAAAAAGAGAATTAGTGTCAAACTCTACTGGCTTTATATCGGTGTAAGCTATAAGCAAAGGCATTGCAATGTAATGGAAACCAAAAGCAAAACCGCAAATCCATCCAATAAAAGGTCTCCAAGCAGAAACAAACCAGTGGCGGCTCTGAGCTTCTACCTTATTAATCTCTGCCTGCAGCTCTATAAGGCGCTGCGGATCCATCTCTTTGCCTTTAATGGCTTCTCTAATATCTAAAGCTAATCCTCCTATATTAGATCGACCAGAGTCACTTTTCCCTATAAGTGATAATAACATTTTAAGCATATAACTCGTATGTGGTTTTTTTACCTTTCTTTACAGCTCTTAATACTCTATTTCTATTACCATTAATTCCTACATAAGAAACATGAATCCAGTTTGGCTCATCATCATCCCCATGCTCCCAAATAAGCTGGTCAAAATCTAAATTATCTTTTACATAGTGAAATAGATCTGCATTAGCTTTATCACCCATAGCATCAATATCAATAGCTTGACCTGCAGTGTGCTGGCTTGTAGATTTAGATCCTATAGCTTCACAAAGCTCTGGCGATCTATAAAAACTATTTACTTTTATTGGCTCTGCTGCCCATTCTCTAAGTGGCTCAAAAATATTTTTTGCTAGTTTTTTCATATTTTGTATAGCCGATTCATCTGGAATATTTTCTATTTCTTTTTTCTTTGCTGTCGCTGACCTTATCGCCTCCCCCCAGCTTATATGTTTGCTTATATATCTCATTTTAATTTATTTATGATGTTTTTTGTACCCTATTTTCAAGCGTTATTATCGCTTTATAAAATGTTTTATCCTGGTCTACATCCTCCAGGTATCTGATCTTATCTATAGTACTGGTATAAACATTAAAATTATTAGCGCTTAGATCAAAATAACCGCTAGATCTAGTCCTAATTATATTTACTATACTTGAAGCTATTTGGTTTGCTTGTAATTCGCCTCCAGTATCTCCTACAAAAGAAGTAACTACATCAATCCTGGTAGTACAAATAATATTAAATGAAGTTTGATTTTCATCTATCTCCTCAGTGTCTACAGAATACACCTTTATAAATGGCTCTGAAGCGTTTTGCGGAACTTTATTGTAGACAGGTACTTGACTGCTGTCTACTGTAATTGCGCCAGTTAGAAGTGTTATAATCTTCTGCCTAATAAAATGTATAGCTTCATTCATTTAATAATTTTTTAATTCTCTTATCTATACTATCAATCATTTTCCTAATTCCTTTATTGACATTAGGGTAAAAAAAAGGAATAACTCCTACTCCCCTAGGTTTACCTCCGCCAAATTCTACAAAACCAGAATAAGGCGCATCAGATTTTATTTCTGCTTTTTTATTATTTACTACTGCTTTTATGTTTTGTTTTAGATTACCAGTATCAACTGGCGCATCTTTTTTAATATCTCTAGCCATAAATAAAGCGCCTTTTCCTATTTCACTAGATAAGACATTTTTATCTATGCTTTTTAATTTTTCAAAGCGAAATTGTAACCTTTTTAAATCTTTTTTATTTAGCTGCATTTAATCTCTTTTTGTTGCTGATATTTTAACAAATTTATTTTTAAACCCTTCAAAAATTCCAGTAATTCTATAATCTCCAGCTTTACTTTGTATCTTTAAAATAGTAGATTCATTTATACTATTAGAGTCAAAAGTTTTATCTCTTATAATGATATCAATATCTAAATATCTGCCTCTTGTATATTCATTAGTTTGTATGTCTCCTTTTACCTCTCTAACATATGCCCATATTGTTGCAGCTACGCTAGATGTAGACGTAAACCCACCAAAACCATCAGCTGTTTTACTTAGAGTTTTAATTTCTACTCTAGTATCTAATTTTCCTGCATCCATTAAATAAAAGCATTTTTATATGGAGCTAAAATATGCTCTACATTAGTAGGTATTTCAACAAAAGAAACTCCCTGCATTACGATGAAATCAGCTCTATTATCATATATACTAGAAACAAACTGCAAAATAGCTTGCTGCAAAAGCGCATCATCTAAACCAGCTGTAGTGTAAGTAACTATAATCTCTTTATTTGTGCCTAAATTATTTAGTTCAATAACATCTTCATTTATACCATAAGTAGTAAAGCTAGAACTAACTCCATCAACTGTTACTGATGAAATGCTGGCGATAGGTGAAAATGGTATTTCAAACCTGCTGCTAGCTTTCTCTAAATAATATTTTCTGGTTTTTGCTACAATGTCTTTACCTATATAATTCTCGCACCATATTCGTGCCTGTGTAATCATATTGCCTAGCAGCGTATCATCATCGCTAGTATCTATTCTGATAAAGTTTTTAGCATCAGATACAGTAACTATCTCTGATCCAGTAGTAGCTGTTATTTTAGCTTGAGGCATTATTTCTTAGATTTAGTGATTCTTTTTTTTGGAGTTTTAGCTTCTTTAGTTTCTTTAGCTA